TGTAGTTAATGGAAATAAACTATTTAACCAAGTTTCAACTAATACAGAAAAACTAATTTCATTTGCTGAATTAATGGTAATATTATCATCCCCAGCTGTATAAGTTTCATTAAACCTTTGATCCGTAATATTTAACTTACTATTTTCCAAAACTGTTGAATTGTCTAAAATACTTTGACGAATGGCCACATCCTCAGCATCCAACTCAGTCCTATTATCAGCAAACCAAGTTTCAACTGTTGTAGTTAATGGAAATAAACTATTTAACCAAGTTTCAACTAATACAGAAAAACTAATTTCATTTGCTGAATTAATGGTAATATTATCATAATATTATCATCCCCAGCTGTATAAGTTTCATTAAATCTTTGATCTGTAATATTTAACTTTCTGTTTTCTAAATCTGTTGAATTGTCTAAGACACTTTGTCTGATAGCAGTATCGGCTGCGTCTGTGGCAGTCCTATTATCAGCAAACCATGTCTCGATTATAGTTGTAATTACAAAACCAAGAGCTTCTATAAAAGTTTGATCAACTTTCAAATCTATAGAATCATCAATAGTTTCATTTCTTACAGTTGTATTCAAATAAATTATAAATGAATCATTATAAAGTTCTGGTTCATTGGCAGTTTTTGAAACTGAAGCGCCTGCAGCAGAATCATCCGGACCACATTTACCAACCCCACCACTCCATTTTAATATCTCATTATCTGCGCAATTAATGGCAAGGGTAAGATTGGAAATATTAGCACTTCCTTCTACAACCATATCATCATAAACAGTAAATGCTGATTGTACCAAAGGAATTGATATAATTAAAATTATGAATAATAATAATGTTTTTATGTCCATTGTGACCTCTTTATATCATTAACCCACAATTGAATTGAACTAGTTGCAGTATCATAAATAAGATAACTTTTACCATCAGAAGATAGATTAAGTTTTAAATTATCACCGATAGTTATAGAACCACCCGCACCTGCACCACCACCCCCAGTGGATCCATCTACCCTAGACATTTTATGTTATCCTCACAACTTGAACTTCTGAACTTGAAGTTCCTGAAGCCATAACATTTACACTACCCGCACGTAAATCAAATGATCTAAATTGAGCTGCGGGTACTATTCCAGCATTACTTCCAACAATAACTGCGGATCCAGCAAGATCAAAATATACAGGAGATGAACTATCAAGATTATCAATCATGAAAGAATTACTAACATCAGCAAATTCAAACCAAACTCCAGGACTCCCTATAGTTTTTCTTACTACTTGACCAACTATAGAACCACGAATTTCTTCAGCCATATTTACACCTTTTAGTAATATTAACAACTGTCCCAGGCTTACCAATTATTTCAATTTTTAATGAATTGTTAATTGCCCATTCCATTGGCCCGAAATTAAATTTTTCATCTCTGAAATCTATTGGAGATACTCTTAATGGGAGATAGCGTGAACCTTCAACAAAATTCCGTGTTTCATATAAAACTACATCGGGCAATTCTGCAAATAATATCTTAATACAAATAGGGGCAGTAGTTGAAATGATCATAGCTTGAAGTAATCCATTTATTTGTTCTGTAACAAAATCAGCTTCCCCTTCTTCACCAATAGTTATAGATATATCTATATCAAAAATATTTATCGGTGCTACTTGCATGCCATTCTGATGCAATTCAGTTACTTCATCCATTTTATCTATAAAGTACAGTTACATTTAAATTTGCAGCAGTGCCGCTTGCCAAACTCCCAGTTGATAATATTAAAGTATCATTAACAACGAACGGAACAATCGAAGCACCAGCAATACTTCCTGCAGCCACCTGATTAAAATGTCCAGGATAGGATACTATTGGATTAGTTCCACTTGAGGCATTTAATCTCCAAATTTCTCTGTTTGACAAACCTGAAGCAGCTAACGTCAAACTACCCAACTGATTAAGGCTACTTCTCACTTCAAGTATTTCACCATTAATAGTATGCGAAGTTACAGCCGACAATCCTGCACTAGCTGCACTTACATTCTGTGTGGGGAATATGAATTCCTTTATTCTTAAATCTCTGACCATTTTAACAACACTCTCCTTTTCCAGACAACTCTATGAATTGTCTTCTTTGTCTTTGTCGGTACAAAGGGGCTTTATTACCTCTCCTTGTAACTCCATTAAATTTCGCACCTTGTATTTTTGCTTTAGTAGATAACGAATTTGTCAATCCTAACTTATTCCAAGTTTGTGAACTTGTATTTAATCTATCTTGTTGATCTTGTGTATTATTTCCACTATTGCAAACATGAACTATATCTCGATAGCCTGGCCCATCCATAGTAACAAAAACTCTCTGACAGTTTGGACAAGTTCTAAGACTCATTTTTAAATCGCTCCATAACATAAGCATCTCTTTGCTCATTAAGATATTCCACTGCTTTAATCCCGCAATCTCCACAAAAAAAGTTTTTTCCTATTAACATATGGGCACCTTTACTACATTTACTATTTGAGCAAGGTGGCCGTTCATTACCTAAACTAAAAGACATAATTTTCTTCCTCTTCTTCATCATCATCATCTTCATTTTTTTCAGCAGCATTATATCCCGCCATAAAACCCGACTCGGCTGGAGTAATTTCACCATCATCAACTAGTCCATTGGTATTCTCATAAAAGTTTAATGTATCTTGTTCTTGATCACATTCAATTTCTAAGCTCATTTAAAATACCTCCGCACACACCGCATTTGTAACAATCATAAATGCCAAACATATTACACATTCCCATATTGTCAATCCTTACCTGGATTGGATGGGTACAATTAGGAATATTTTCCCTTGTTTTGATTATTTTATCTAATGGCAAAAACATTTTATTTAATCACCGGAGTTGTTGTGCATCTGCACATTCCATGGGCTGGTGGTATTACTGATGTGTCTATTGGGAATATCTGTCCATTCAAACCTTCGCATACCGGACAAGTTCTTTCACTCATGGCCGCAATCCATCGAATCTTTTCAACTCCACCTTTCTTATAATTATTAACAGCACCCAAATTACTCAATCTAGTAGTCTCTGTTCGGGATACAGCTATCGGCCTATTGGCCGCTGCTAAAGATAAAATTGGTGAGCCTTTCTTATTAAGTACAAGCCTACCATCTTTCATTCGTAAACGATCTTTAAATTTTACTCTCTTATTAAGGTCTTTACTGATATCTTTAATAGTCTTATTCTGTTCAAAACCCTCAATTAATGTAGTCTTTACTTGAGCAATTTGTGCAGAATTTAACAGACCAGCTTTGAAATCAATTTTAGTAAAACCATGTAAATTATCAAAATTGTCAAGCTTAACAGCTTCAATTATGTCATCTTGGAAAGTCGAATAGTTAAAATTGACCCATTCTTGGACACGTGTCTGGTCTGGATCCGGAATACTCTCAGATATTACCGCACTCTTGGGCCCAGTAGGATTAATAGTTGGAGTTTTCTTACGCTGCGCTGGTACAATGGGCTGACTTTCTTCCTCTTCTTCCCTTTCTCGTTCATCTTCGGGCTCCTCAACGACCTCTGGGTCTATATCCATAAGCTCTGCAAGTTTCTCCTGCAATCCAATGCGTAAGTTTTCATTTAAGAATGGATTTTTAATAGCCTCAATTATTAGTTTAGTTTTCTCGTTTTTCTCCTTTTCAGTTGGTAAACCCCAAACTATTTCAACATGAGCATCAATACCTTGTGAATTTAATACTACCTTAAAGATGTTTTCCTCAACAACCTTTTCAATATCTTCTCGCATACTCTGAACTCGTAATTGAAGTGCCCTCATTTGAACTTCTGCCAATCCTTCAGGCACTTTAGCCTTACCCATTACCACTGAAGGAATTTGAGCTGCCATAAATAAAGTTTCTAAATCATTCTCAATTATAAATTCAAATTTATCCGCAAGACTTCCAAAATCTAAAGTCATGGGCTGTACAAAATCGCTAATCACCCATTCATGCTTATTAGTGAGCCATTCCAACTTTTGACCCAAAGCTTCCATCTCTTCGGTTGCTGGGAATTGATCTTTCTCACGATTTCCCATTTTAAAAATTAAAGGATTGTTACTTTTCCTTTCCATTATCAAATGCATATTCTTCCTACTGGAAATCAAATCATCCAATATACTAATTAATGGAAATACTATACCAAGACCGTAAGCATCGTCACCATAGATATTAAATTTAAGCATAGCAACTTCTTTTGGTTTAAATCTTGTAATTTCTTTAGAATTGGAAGTAAACATTCGCATGGGTTTTAAAAATTGATTATATCCTTCAACAACTCCAAACTCGTTACGATCTACAAACATATGATCGCTTTTAAGAGTTTTAACTTCATCAATGGTCCCATCATCGTTAGTACCTAGTTCCAAATATCCTGGACCTTTCAAAAGTCCTTCACGGATCCAAGACCTAGCCACTATATTAAACTGGACATCTCTCATCCACTCTTCGATTATAGTTTGGGCTCTTTCATCTTCACTCTTAACATTAATATCTCCAGAAAAAATAAAATCGATATACTTATCTACGATGGCAGAAACAATACCAAACTTTTTCGCCAACCTTTCAGGAATGGAATAATCGAATGGATGCTCTTCACCAAGTTCTGCAGGAAAACGTACTTTATTTACTTGCACTAAACCTTTTAACGCTTCCATAATTCCAGGTTTTTTTGTGTTAACACTGGGAGCATAAATAAGAGAATCAGTTTGTATTTTTCTTGGCTTTCGCCAATTGAATAATGCCATGAATGGGAAAAGCTCGAACGGAGCATTTGATACCTCTATAAAACCTTTCCCCTATTTAAACTTTTTCTGAGTAATTATATAATTACTTTAACAAGCATGGGAATGAGAACTTCTGTCAGTTAAACCTAAAACTAAACTGCGCAAAGTAAGTATGGCACCGTCTGCCCTATCCGGACTCGTTAAACCTCTTTTCTTCATCATATCTTTTGGCTCCATAATGTTTTTACCGGCTGAAATTTTATACTTCCTTCCACTTAGTTGTGCAATTAAATCGTTATCATTTGGAATCTTTCCTTCTTTCAACCAATCCTTCATGAAGAACCACATCTCTGTTCCAAGATTCAAATATAACGTTTTATCCTTCGCACTAGATCCATTATTAACAGCATAGATTACTGCCCTTATTTCACCATCTTGGACCATCCGATTCAAACGATCAGTAACTCCCCCACCAACACCAGTATCATCGACATTTACTAAGACAGTTTTATTGGGATACTTCCTTATGACCTTAACCACCTCGTCAGCTACAAACATTGTATCCCTTTTACGTAAATTTATTTCTTCTTTTATTTCCCAGTTAATGCGTGAAAATATTGAAGTCTCATCATCTCCAAATCTAGCAACGTCAACACCTATTTCAACAACTTCGTGCGGAGCTTCTTCAATTTCTCTGGCAATGGCACCCTCTATTATGTTTAAAGGGATAAGTGTGTCAGGCTCTGCTTGCGGGAATTCACCAAGGACTCTAACTCTATAAAAATCTGTATCATGCCCATACTTTGAAGACATTGTGCGATAAAACTTTGGACTAACCAATGGAGATTCTTCGCTATTAAATGTAAAGGTGAGATAGAATGCTCTTTTAGAATTAAACGAATCGTGAAACCCTCCAGTTATCTGTGTTGGATTTCCAACCATGAAAATCATACTACCTTCTTGTGTTTGTGACCCTTCAATAGTTTCGAGAACTGCTGCAGGTACACCGCTTGCCTCTTCAACCATGAAAAATAAATGCTCTGCGTGAAATCCTTGCATGGCTTCTGGATCTCTACAAGTTCGAGCCACTGCATACCAATCTTGTGGATGCTTTGCATTATTAAAACTCGTTGGATGCCAAATAAACATATCCGCAAAGGTACACTTTTTATGCCACTTAGAAAGCTCACTCCATAAAACATCATATAGCTGACGTTGTGTATTGGCTGTGCAAGGAACTCTTGGAAATGGGAAACAAGTCATAGCCCAAATTATTATCCAAGAAGTTATGGCAGTTTTTCCACAACCATGGCCTGATTTAATTGAAACTCCTTTACCTTCTTCCAAAGCTTTAGGAAGTGCCACAAGGACATCTCTCTGCTGCCATGTAACCTCATTCTTATTATCCTTTTGCCATTGATTCTTTTCATCATCTGAAAGAGCAATCCATCCATTCTTTTCAATGGTGGGCTCTTTTAAATTAAAGAAATCTAAAACAAATTCATAAGGATGCTTCGCATAATAATTAATCGATTCACTAAGCTTATTCTTCATATAGTCATCCACATACACCCAATTCTATAATTTCCATCCCCTGCAAGTTATGAAGGAAAATCCGCCGGTTCATCAAATAACTTTTCAAAACAAGCATCACAACACCCAACTTCAGAATGTTTACCACAATTTAAACAATGCTGATATTTCATCTACTGTGCAACCTCTTGGAGTGTTTTCATCTGAATATTATCTCCTTCCCATATCTCGGATGAGACTTTAATCTTTCGCAATAAAGACAACATTTCTGTACCTTCATTTTTGTTTCTCCACAAACACAACTATCGAATTGATTCTTAAATTCTTTAGCAAAAGAATCTGCATCCAACTTCCCAAATTTCTTCATCATTACCCCATCAAATGTTCGTTATTCATCTGGTTCTTTTCCCAATAATTTCTTTAAATCACAAATAACATCATTAAATTCATGGAGTTCTAAATCTTCATTATTTGCATTGATTTTCATCATAGCATCGGTTAAAGCTTGATTCATGTCTTCAAGAGAGATCCATTTCTTTTCTCTAAATTTATTTAATGTTTCTCTTCTTTCTTCAGTTCGATTTAAAGAGTTCATCAAATAATGTTCTTGATAAGTTATATCTTTTACTTTCTTTATTTCCATTTCAACCTCTTCATCAATTACGAATATCCTCTGTCCATTAGTCTAAACATTTAATAACCTCTAATTTTCTTATCATAATCTCTCCTTTGAGTAAGACAAGTTTTACAAGTAACTTTCTTCCAAGAACCAACTGTATGATTTACTACAAAATCTGCCATATTTTTTATATCATAATAAAAAATACCGCATACTGTTTTTCTTGTTTGAAAAAAACTCTTTTTATGTTGCTTCATCTTTCACGCCCACTCTGTTCGTATTTTTTATCATACTTTTTAATAATTCTCCTTCTTTTATTTGTTGTAATTAATTCCAAATTCTCCAAAATACAAGATATATTAATTATCTTATCTCTAGTTATGATATGTTTCATCTTTACAGTACACCCCCCAGACTTTTCCCCAATATAAATATTAGACTTTTAAGTACATAGTCATTCGGCATCTTCTTTCTTTTTTCGTTTTTCATAAGCCCCAACTACTGCCCCAGTCATATCTACGTTAACATTAAGATTTTTATGTATTTCTCCCCTTTCAAGTCTGTTAATACTTTCAGCATTCCTTGCTGCCATCTCTTCAAATCTTGCAGAATAAAAACCAGGCTTACGTCCTTCAACTACCTCAGCCTGTCTCGCCATTTCAGCATCAGCAAGCATACTATGTGTCATTGACTTTTGCAATTCCATAGTGTCCGCATACTGCTCTATATTATAATATATTTCCATCTTACTAGTGAAGTCACCCAACTTAAAAACACAACTTCCACCACTCCTATGCTGAGTACATTTGGGAGGTATGTTAACAGTTAATATTTCACCTCTGATAAATTTTTCTTCTTCTTTGGGTCGAAGTGGGCAAGTATCGCATTTATAAAACTTTTCAAGATATTTAGATTTGCTGTTAGCTCTAAGTGCTCTACGTTTAATTATACCACGAAATTTACCTTCATCTGTTCTTGGCCCAGTGGAAGCATATTTTGAAATCTCACCAATTAACGGATTTGGATTTCCTTTTGGGTTTCTAACCTCTCCAGGTTTTATATCTCCATAAAATTTTCCCATTTGCACAATTATATCCTTATTCTATGACAAAACTAACCGATCTGTCACAAACATCTTTAAGTTCGGCCTTTAAGTTATTCAAATCATTCAACTATTTAAATCCATTGATCTACCAAACCCTCCTAATTCCAAACAACCCAAACCCAGCATCTTAGCATCGCATTTAACAGCCCATAGAGCCCCATCCTTGAGCGTTCTCAATCCAATGCGTATATATATTGGTAAAAAAAGAAAGTCTACTCCTGAGCTTTCTAATGAGATTTTGTTTTCCTCCAAAAACTTATGCCTAAGGGCATTTTCATTTCTCTGAACTCTGTTATAATCCCTTCTTTATACTAATCCAATAGATAATAGATATACATTTTCTCTAGAAATAAAGAGAACCATATTAGATAAGTAAACTAAGACTTTATAACCCTCCTTTGGCTATAACGGACTACTGATAACTGCTGGATACCGAAAAACAAGGACGTATAGCAGAGTTCAGAAAAGCATAAACTCTCTATAGGCGCACTTTTTCAGCCAAATCTCGACTATTTAAAACCATTACCCTCCGCACACTACCACCCAATGACCAATCTCCCTATTTCCAAAAGGTTTAAATATATGACATTTCTTTATTTTTTATGGTGATGTAAATGTTTTTAGTTAAAATTGTGAAAAAAGTTGGACCCCAAAAAGCTCTTACTTTTATTCGGGACGATGAGCACTTTCTTGAACAAAAGATAGAAATAGGACAAAAATATTATGTTTTGACCGAAAGACAGCTAGATAAATTAAAAGGAAAAGATGCATCCAATTCATATAGTTAATAAATATTTACAAAATAAACGTTATTCAGTTTTCTTTCTAGAGTTACGTAATCAAAAACCTATCATTAGTTTGACTGATCTTTTGGACACTGCTGGTTGCACCAATAGGCAAACAAGAAAGGCAAAAAGATCATTTTGGAAAAAATATCTTGTTCCAAATGATTCAAATGATTTAATATTTTCTCCAGATTTCATGTCAAAAATTGAAAAAGATTTGCAGCATACTACTAAACATGAAAATTGGGTTAAACATATTGCCAATGAAGAAGTATCCCACCTCCAATCTATTCAAATCAAAGAAGAATTCACCAAGGAAGACATTTATAGAATTCTAACATCCAACCCCACAATTAAATTTGAATATCCACCACAAAACTCTCTCCAACCTTTGGACTTTCAAAAGAAATCAATACAATACTCTAATGTCACAAATATGTCAACTTCAACAAGTGATCCATTTTATATTTCTTATGCCTTTAAATGTCACAATTGCAAAGAAATTATATACCATCCATCAATAATATATGATTCTAAACCTGTTCCCAAAACAATAGCTTGTAAGTGTGAAAAATCCATTAAAGCTTTTTTAGATTTGGAGCAATCTATATCCAGAAAAGTTTACATTTCGGAAATTTATAATGAGAATGATGAGACAATAACTGCGATAGCTTTAGAAAAATTACCACAGGGTGACATACAAATAGCTACATTGCTATGTTCTGATCTAAATCAATATTATTTAATAGTTTTGTGTGCCAAACCTATAGAAACGAAACAGATTGATCTTCTTTTTAATCATGATGAACATAAATCTTGGCAAATTGTAAAAATGATTGATGAATATCATACAAAAACTATTCTTAAAAAACAAATTATTGGATTAGATTATTTTAAGCTTGCTTTGATTGTTCAAAAAGTCCTTAATGCATCGGGTCTTGCATCTTTTAATATATTAATCAATACTCCACCTGGAAAAGGGAAAAATGCAACAATGAGATTGCACTCTTTTACATATTACAAACATGTAAAGATTCAACCGGCAAGCTCTCTTTCAATTCCTGGATTAAGGGGAAATGTTTCTAGTTTTGATTTTGGTGGGAAAAAGATGAGATATTACCAATCGGGGTTAATGCAAAATCATAACTGCTCTGCCATTGATGAAATTTTTGATACTCCAAAGGAGGTACTGGTACAATTTAAAAATTATTTATCTGAAGAAACTATGAATACTACTGTGGCGGGGAATATGAGAAAAATTCCAAAACATTGTTCTATTGTAGGGTTGTCCAATCAAAAAGTAAGTGCTGTTTACAATTATGAAATGAAAGTGAAAGAAGAATTGGAAAGGGAGGGCATTGATTCAAACTTTGGGGTTTCAATATATGAAACTGCTTCGGATCCCGAAGTACAAAAAATTATAGAAAGGGTTCATACTAAAATGTTTATTAATGGGGTTAATTGGATGGATGGGCAAGACTTATCCTTTTTAGAACGTTTCAATTTAATTTTTTATATTTCTCCCTCCCATCAAGACAAAGAAGAGAAAACTGAAGAACAAGTTAAAAAAGATTATGAAGAAGGAAAGATAATTAATTTCACAGAAAAGAAATTTAATGATTTGGAATTGGAACGGATATTGTACAATTCAACTTTTGACAATTACCTTTCCAATTGTTCTAAAGGCAAAACTTTGGAATGGGATTCCAACCACCAATGGAAAATTGAACAACTTTATAGGAAATTAAAAATACATATAACATTCATCTCTGAAACAAGATTAACTTTTACACTTTACAATCTCATTAAGGCATTGACCTTCATTGATGGCAGGACAATTCCAAGTGATGAAGATTTTGAAATAGCAGAAGAATTAATGAAGAGGTGTTTTAAATGGACAAAACTAGAAAACCTACAGAAAGATTAAAAATGACATTTGACGAAGAGTTTCCGGGTTTGGTAGATAAATATTTTTCCATTAATTGCCCAATGTGCTCAAGACCCAGTTTTCATGCAGTTAATATTCAAGAATTTTGTTTGGACAAACAGAGAGTGGAGAAAGCTATCGTAAATGTTTTATCAGTCGGTTATGGAGATAAGGCAATCAAATTATTAAAAGAGTTGGGGCTAGGCAAATGAAAACAATTATCTTAATTGAACTAATTTTCTTTCTTTCTTTTTTTATTATGGTCATAATTGAAAATTTGTTAGAAAGGAAAAGAGCTAAAACAATTCACTTTTACCATGATGATGAATAAGGAAATTGAGGAAGAAAAATGACGCATGAAAAAATAACGGGAAAACTGGAACAGTTTGCCAATAGAGTATCCAAGAATGGAAGAGATTACATAACAATAATGGTTGAAGGAATTTTCTGCTTTTACTGGGGCAAACCCGAAGACATTCCAATCACTGAAGACAATGTAGGTAATATCGTTGAGTTAGAATATAAACCTGGAAAGTTTGTAGGCTATGTAAATGTTAAAGTTATTTCCAAGAATGAACCTAAAGCAATACAAGAAGATTTAAAACAGGGAATTATTGATTACATTGGGGAAGGTAAAACTTTTACCGAAGTCATTACCTATTTGGCAATTAAGAATATTGAAGAATCTGAAGCAGATGCAATAATTGAATCCATGGCAAAGCGTGGGGATATCATAGAGCGTGTTGATAGAATAGAGGTGTTGAAATGAAACCAATATTATGTTTGGATTTTGATGGAGTGTTGCATAGTTATAAAAGTGGATGGAAAGGACCAAGAAATATTCCAGATGAGCCTGTTAAAGGAGCTATTGAATGGGTAAGGTCATTGCTGGGTTGCCCCGACAACGAAGGAATTGGTGATAGGTATAAAGATTTTAAAATTTATATTTATTCAGCAAGAAGTAAAAGTTTTTTAGGAAGGCAAGCTATGAAAAAGTGGCTTCTTAAATGGGGATTGACAAGCTATGAAATAGAATTAATAAGATTTCCATTATTCAAACCACCGGCCCATTTGCAAATTGATGATAGGGCATGGACCTTCAAAGGAAAATTTCCAACGGCCAAACAGATGAAAGAATTCAAACCTTGGAATAAATAAAATGAAAAAACCTAGAAAAAAGAGTTGTAGAATTTGTTCAAAGTTAATAGTTGGCAGAAGTACTAATGCAGTATTTTGTAAAAATTGTCTGGGGAAAAAGTGGAAGTATTCAAAAAATAAAATAGTGAAGAATAGAATATTGAAAAATGATACTGGGACTTTGGAAAGTGCATATGACTCAAGGTGGAGTGGAGAACTGGGATGACACACAAAGTAATTAACGGATACTATTCGGATAACAATGATATAAACTTAGTTGTCCTGAATGACAAAGGTAAGTTTATAAAAAAGATTAAAGGAGTCAAACCTTATTTCTATGTTAGAAAAGAAGATTATGACAAAGAACATATTCGTAATTACTTTACAGATAATGAATTCATATCCAAAATTATTCCTGACGGAATTAATCCAAAATTTAAAATAATATATCTTAGAAAGTATAAAGATATTTATGAAGTTAGAGAACGTTTGAAGAATATGAATATTGAACTCTATGAAGCTGATGTACCCTTTGTCAGAAGAGTTATGATTGACAAAAAGATGGGTGTTGGCACTAAGAAGATGCGAAAGCTTTACATAGATATTGAAACTGACGATTCTAAACATGGCATAGTTATTGGAAGAGATAGGATTCTTTCAATAGGTTGTGAAGATGAAAATAAGAAAAAATGGTTTATTACTGATCCCAACGAAAAAGAAATATTAAAACAGTTCAAAGAAATTTTAAAAGATTATGATTTACTAGTAGCCTGGTATGGTGAACGCTTTGACTTCCCTTACATAGAGGATAGATGTAGAGTCAATAGAGTTTGGATTGACTGGAGATTGTATCAAAAGTCTGATTTCTATAAAGTGTTCAGAGCTACAAGGCGTGCTGGTATTCCAGAGTTACATGGAGGTTACGGCCTTGACAATGTGGGTGACAAAGAATTAGGATTAAAGAAAATAGAGAGGACTATGAAAGTTATTACTATGTATAATACTGATTTAAAGTTGCTGGAAAAGTACAACATGAGAGATGTTGAGATCATGGTAAAGCTTGAAGAGAAATTAATGTTAATAGCACAACAAGAAATGCTTGCAGAGACTGCAGGAGTTTTCATTTCAAATATTTCAGGCACAACAGTTCTTGATACTCTAATACTTAGAAAAGTTGCAGACGATTCACTTCACTATAGATTCAAATGCAAAGGTTGGTTCAATAAAGGAGAATTCATAAAAGATGGTAGCGGTTACAAAGGAGCATATGTATTTACTCCAATACCAGGACTGCATGAAAATGTTTTAGTGTTTGATTTTAAATCTCTATATGACAGTATTGCCAGGACTTTCAATATTTGTTTTACAACTGTTGATGAAGGTAAAGAGATTACAACACCTGCAAATCTTTGTACCTTTACAAATAAGAAAGAAGGTTTACTTCCTCAAATGATGGGGGTGCTGGCTAAAAAGGTAAATGGTTTGAAACAAAAGATTCTTGATAAAGAAGCGGAGGGAGATGATAGAGGATCAGCTATTTACAAATTGAGAATGTGGTCTTTAAAGAATATTTTAAAATCTTTCTATGGTCAGATGGGTTCAAAGTATAGTAGGTTTTATGACAGTAGGCTTGCTGAATCTATAACTCAAACTGGCCAATGGCTAATTAAGAAAACTTCTGAAGAGATTACAAAGATGGGCTATTTGGTTATTGCTGGGGATACTGATTCAATATTTATCAAATTTAAAAATGTTGACGATGTTGTTAAAGAAGGTTTGAGAGTTAATGAACATCTTAATAAATGTTATAAGAAATGGATGGAGTCATATAATCCTTACAAAAATTACATCCATATGAAATTTGAAAAAGTTTTCAAGCAGATAATTATAGTTGGTGAAGAGAATAATCCAAGGAAAAAAAGATATGCTTGCCATCAAGTTTGGGATGAAGGAAATGTTATTGATAAGATAAAATATGTGGGTCTTGAAGCTGTGAGAAGTGATTGGGGTATTATGGCCAGGGAGTGGCAAAAAGAAATTGTAAATAGAATTTTCAAAGGTGATGATTTGAAATCATTCATAAAGTCTGTAGAAGAGAAACGAGACTGGGTTGCAGATTTAAAATTGACAAAAGAAAATCTAACACTTTATAAAAAGATAAATAAACCTACTGATAAATATGGTAAAGAGAATGGTAAAGGAAAACCAGTGCATGTCAGAGTAGCAGAGACTATGATTACAAAAGGCATTGATGTTTGGAGTGGTTTGACTATCCCCTATATTATTATAGGTAGGGAAGACAATAAGCTCAAAGGTATTTATGCTGAAGATTACAATGGAGAATATGATGAAGAATATTACTGGAATAAACAATTATATCCTCCAGTTTACAGAGTTTTACAAACAGTATTCACAAAATATAATTGGGATTTATTAATGTTAAATCCAAAGATTGGAAAGTTCAAGCAGACTCGTGATCAAAAAAGTTTAATGGATTTTGGATGATGGAAATGTTTGATCATAAAGAGTATTATAAAAAGAATGGAAAGAAGTATATGAAAGAATATTATCAAAAAAATAAAAATAAAATAAAAGAGTATAATAAAAAAAGATATATTGAGAAAAGAATTGAAATATTAGAATCTCAAAAAAAATATATAAACAAAAATAAAAAACGAATTCAAGAATATCAACTAGAATGGAGAAAGAAAAATAAAGATAAAAAATATAAATCTGACAGAAATTATTTTTTACAAAATAAGGATAGACTTATTAAATATAGAAAAGATTGGGTAAAGAATAAAAAGAATAATGAACCTGGTTTTAAAATAAAATGTTATTTAAGTAGTAGATTAAATTCTTTATTAAATGGCAATGTTAAAATTACTAAAACTAGTATTTTAATTGATTGCCCAATTAAAGAACTTAAATGTCATTTAGAAAAACAATTTCAAAAAGGAATGTCTTGGAAAAATTATGGGTTAAGGGGTTGGCATGTTGATCATATCAAACCTTGTTGTTCTTTTGATTTATTAAAATTATCTGAACAAAAAAAGTGTTTCCATTATACTAATTTACAACCATTGTGGGCTTATGATAATTTATCAAAGGGTGGGAAATGAACGAAAGGCTTAAAGTAATAAAAAAATTGAATGAAGATTTTGGACAAGGAGTTTTAGAGTGTGCTAAAAATCTTGCGGTGAGAAGTATTAAAGATAAATTATCTTTGAAAGATTTGGAGCCCATTAATTATGAGGTTGATAGAATTGATTATAATCTTTTTCGTAAGAATGGAGACTTTTTGTTTTATTTAGATATTGAAAACCCCCAGCACCAATCAACTTTAAAAGATATGATAAGAGAATCTTATAAGATTTCAAAAAAGATCAATGATGAATTACCTGGCAAATTTACATGGAAGTTTTCAGGTCGTGGTTTTCATGGATGCTGTCTAATAAAAGATAAAGGTAAAGTGTTTGACTTTTTATTAAAACACCAAATGAGAATTTATGATTTTTGTAAAAGTATTGCTTATGGAATATCTTTAAAATTAGAAATAAATTTTGACTACTTTGACACTTCTCAGTTTAATAAGAATGGAATGATAAGGGGGTTTTGCAGAAATTCTAAAGCAGAATTAAATGGCATTCCCATGTATTGTGTACCTGTGGATTTGGATAAGGATAGTATAAATGACATAGTTAATAAGTCACTACTTAGAAAAGAGTTTGATTCAGAGTTTGTAGTTCCAGAATTTGATCTGCTTGAATTTTACAAAAAGCTTCCAGTGAATTACGGTAGAGGAGTATCCAAAGGTCTTATAAGATTAGATATGAAATATGCAAGTGTCCCTCTAGAGTTAGATTTGGATCCATTACCTTATTGTATATTATATTTAATGGGCAAACAGAATATAAGTAATAGGCAAAGGTTTCTTTTAATTGCCTTCTTTAAAAATTATATGCAATTCCCAGCTATAAAAGTTTTACAAATTTTCAAACAACATCTCTCTGAAGAAACTTTTAATAAGATAAAATTAGAGGGGCAAATTGAAAGTATTTTCAATAGTAATGTAGTTACTAAGGAGTGTAACCTTATTCATAGTGAGAAACATTATAATGGATCTTGCTTAATTCAAAAAACCAAAAGCTTTATATAGTTGAGCCATTTATAGAATATTGCACTTTGTAAACAGAGTGGCCAAAACAGACAAAATGACATGGAGGTGTCAAATATGGCAAATGAAAATAAGGAAGTTGATTTTGAATCAGCTGAAGAAACACAACAACAAGAAATGGAAGCTATGGGACTTGATGATATGAGTTCTAATTGGATCCCGCATGTAAAGGTTGGTGAAGATATAATTCTGGAAATAAAGAAAGTTTTTAAAGACAAAAATATTGACGCCAAAGATAAAGATGGCAGAGCCTTTAAAACAAATCTAACTGGTGTTAATTGGAAACCCGTTATAGAAACTTTTGATGGGAAAACTTATTCTTGTACTGCTTGGGAAGAGTGGAAAAAAATAAGAACAATAATTAAAGAAAAAATGGAAGATAAAACTCTTTTTGATGAAACCAAAAAAGAATTTATCAAACCTTTGAAAATAAAAATAGGACACCCTGTTGATGGATTCAAAGATAAAAAGAGCAAAGAAAACTATACAGTTGAGGAGGTGGCTTAAATGAAAATACAATGTGTAAAGTGTAAGGAGTACAAGGGCGTCCGAGCGGACGTTCTTGCCCAAAGGATAAAAACTGCTAGGTCTTTGAAAGCTTTAGAAAGGACATACAAGTGTCGAACTTGTCGAAAGAATGGGAAAATTAAAAGCCCTGGAAAGTCAAAGTCAAAAAAGAAAGTAGTTAAGAAGAAAAAGAGATAATGAAATACACCCAGCTTGATATAGCAGATTACAGTCTGAGTAGATTGGAAGCTTATGCGGACAATTACAAAGATGAAATCTCTATACCTTCTGAGTTTAAAGGAATTTCAGCAACTGGTGGCATTGCTGAGTTACAGGAAAAAAAGAGGAATTTTCTTGCCACCGAATTACAAAAGTTGTCTAACAAATTTGACAAAGAAGCTGGGACTGGAGAGGTAAATAAACAAAGCTATGGATCTTCTGGATCCATGTTTTGTATTTGTTGTGTTTGCAAACAAAAAAAGTTTGCCAGACCAGATGTCTACGATCAAAGAGTCAAAAAATTCGGATCCGAAGAAGCTTTGAAGAAGGGATACAAGTGCATGGTCTGTCGCAAGATTGACTCTTTGGCAAAAGAGGTACTAGGAAAATGAATTTATTTTCAAAAAAACCAAAAATTACTAATTGCTGGAAATGCGGAGTTTCAATTAATAGTTCCGATATTTGTACAAAATGTGAAAAAGTAAGTCTTAGTATACATTGCTATAAACCATTCCCGGGCGCATTGCGTAAACTTCATAAATATATTTGGTATGATGGGATTGAAGATAATGGAATTGGGTGGTTCAAGAAGGCAAGAGATCAACTAATTAAAAAGATAGCTGCTAAAGATTTGAAAATAGAACAAAAAGCAAAAAGAGAAAGAATGAAACTTAAAGAAAAAGTTGATGGGTGGAAGAAATGAATAAAAAAGAATCTATTTTAAAACTAAATCATTTTATTAATTCACATGCTCAGAATGGTGAAGAAAGGACACTTTTGCATGAAGCATTAAATTGCCTTGGGGTGTTAAAAAAATGACAAATAACAAAGCAGTCATAATTTTGTCTGGTGGAATGGATTCAACTACACTTCTTCACTATATCTTAGAGCAAAAATTTGAACCTTATGCAATAAGTTTCAACTATGGACAGAAGCATTATAAGGAACTATTAATGGCTGAAAAAACTTGTAAAAAAATTAATGCAACTTGGAAATATTTTAACTTGGAAAAATTTAATGAACTTGCACCTTCAGCTCTCACAAGGGATAATGTTGAAATTCCAAAGG